CTCACTTTGAACATCTTCGGGGGGAGGCACCAACAGCAGTGTTACCTGTTCAACACGCCACGGTAGGATTTCACCGTTATTCCACATGACCGACCCATATAAAAGGTTTATCAGTCAGGCGGAGCGCGCTCGAGCATTGCCATGCCCTTCGAAAAGCGCGCAGTCTGTTTCTTCTTCTTCTGACTCTTCTTCGAAGTCGGGGGTACCGCCTTCTTACGACTCGACGCCACGCTGGCCGTACGCGGTCGCTGAACAGGAGCCGACCGTGAACGAACCCGCACGGCAGGTGCTGCCGGCCCACCATCTCCACCCCCAATGACACGCTCAAGCACTCTCCCTCCCAACTGTTTTCCAAGATCTAACAGTTTGGGCCCAACAATCGGGAGAACCCGCATCGCCATCCTTCCCACCACGTTCAATAAAGTACCCAAAGAATTGAAACGTGACGGGTAGGCATCAGGCAATTGACTAGCAATGTCATGGTACAAAGCCAGAGCCGTAGGTGAATAAGGATTTGCTGGGGACACAAATTGTCGAAAAGGCGAATCAACCCTAACGGCAGTTTCTGTCCCCAAGAAAACCTTCACCGTTACAGAAGCAGCTGGTGACAACCCTCGGAATATTGCCACGCCATTCGTCATGCTAGTGAAACATGAATCAAGCGGGGCACATATTCCGCCGGCGCCACCAGATGCCATCTGCAACGCGGTTGGCACGACCCAAGATGGATAATAGTTGACCAACGCACCAGAAGTAGTCTGAACCAGAGGAAACATCGGCAAGGCCGTGCCTTCAATCGGTGGTCTTGCTGTCCCTCCGGGAAAGACATACACATTGTCAAACACGGAAAGACCAGTGACCCCATTGGTGAGCGTAGGTAAAGAGAAAGGAATAGAAGGCCCCAAATAACGCGCAGGCACATACACACCTTCACGTGCCGGCAACACAATGGGCCGAGGTGACAACAACTGCATGGACAATTCTTCAAGAGGACAATTGAACACCGCATTCATTGCAATTGCAGGACGCCCAACTGCAACTGGCCCCAACAAATTGATACCATTCATGTCACCCCATGAACTGTACTGCCAACGACTGGGGATGGTAGCGGCCGTAACCGTACCTTGGTCGTTCAAAGCCGAGGCCACTAAATAAGCGGTAAAACCCAGGGCACGATGTCGAGTGCGCCACGGGAGTGATGTCGGCTCAGAGACGTTGAAGACAATCCCACCGCCACCGACTCGAAAGCCGTTGACGGCAGACTGCCAAGTCTGCCCCTGAACCGCCACCACGCCTGCGGAAACACCGACCGGGGTCGTGAACTGAGTAAAATCAGCAGGAGAAGGAGCCGCTGCCCACCACAAAGCATTGACATCTCCAGGCAATTGTAGTAGACAGAGGTCCCAAGTGGCCGTAGCTAAATTCGGCGGAGCCCCAATCGTCACGGAAGATCGATAGTCAGCATGAACCGCCGGCGTCAGCGATTCATCAGGGACACCCACTGGTTTATGCGTCCCAGCTGGGTGTAGCGCGTGCAACAACCAATCACGCGCTGAGTCCGGCAAACCGGCATACGACAAATGGTTCTTGATGCGAGCTTCGATGCTCGCAGCTTCGTCTCCACTAACAGGAGTCGTCATGGCTATCTTGTCTAGGCACCACCCTCAGGTCGCTCACCAACGGCCTATCAACCAGGTCAGCGAGATCTACCAACAGGACCCGTCGCACCAGCGCATTGCTAAATGAGACGGGCGCCATCGGCAAATTCCGCAAGTACTCAGACAATTCGTCAAATTCCTGAAAATTCAAGTGGTAACGATCGCACAACCCCCGAGTCGTCTCCGGTCCAACTTCCGAACCACCCCAATTAGCCAACTTAACGTAGTAATCAGTACCCAAATTGTATTCCCCACCTTCAATCTCACGTAAGAAGTCACAATACAAAGGCACGTTACCCGCCACCGAACGAAGTCCACGTACAACGCTCGCTCGATAATCATTCACGCGACGGGGCGGCGGCGGATTCACCGTCCACCACAACCGTGCTAACAACCTACCGAGCTTTGGGAGGAATAGCCAACCGGTACTCCCCCTCAAGAACACGCCAGATATAAAAGACACGTCCAGAGGATCACGGAACACACGAGACACGGGTTTTATCCCGTACGTCGCCTCCATATCATGTAACCCAACCGGATTTTCATCAAGCGCGACTAGCAAATCATCCCCCGCGACGAGTATCTCAGCAGAATACCCCAACCGCATGAGAGAATCATACGCAATCATCGCATTAACCAAGCTATTTCCCAACGTGGTATCATTGTGGCCGGATTTTACAGTGCCATCAAGGCAATACCGTAGCACACCATCAGGGAAATAATAGCTCGACTTGACTTTGAAACCACGCTCTACAAATGCGGCAAAATCCAC